TAATAAGGTGATGAACCGTATTATTAATGAAGTTAAGGGCGTAAACCGCGTATTCTATGATCTTACTAGTAAGCCGCCTGGAACGATTGAATTTGAATAATGAGCAAAATCCCAGAAACCCTTTATTTGCAAGGGCTTCCGGGATTTTATTTTTGTCCGTGATGTTACGGTGATGTTAATTGGGAGAAAGTGTCTTATTTTTGGGGATTTTTTGTTCTTATATGACGTTATATGTTTCATTCGTTTTTATCTTCTACATTATCATTTGTGGCTCTTACTTCATTGAGAGCGTCAGCAAGCTTCCTGTCTTTTCCTGGGTACAAATGAGCATAAACTTTCCAGGTTGTTTCCGGTGATTCATGTCCAAGCCGGTCCGAAATCTCTTTGATAGAAAACTTCATGTCAATCAGCATACTTGCGTGGGAATGGCGAAGATCATGGATCCTGATCTCTGGAAGACCAGATCTGGCAGTTGCACGTTTAAATTCTGACCGCATTCCGGACTTCTGGAAGTAGAAGATGCGTTCATCCGGCTCTATGGCCATACTTGCAACATAGTCTTGAAGCTCTTTGTACAACGATTGAGGAATATTCACGACACGTTTGCTCTTTTCAGTTTTTGGTGTCTGGAAGTATTGTTCGCCTTTTATCACCACAAAGTTCTTATTAATGGATACGGAGCAGTCCGGCAGGATATCCGCCGGAGTAATGGCTAGAACTTCTGCAGACCGAAGCCCGCCATAGAACATGAGGCTGAATGCCATCCTGTATGCGCTTTTCTTTTCAAATGTCAGGAAGTAATCGAACTGTTCTCTTGTCCAGATGTTCATTTCATCTGCACTGCTTTTCCCGATCGCACCGGCCGCAAGGCACGGGTTACTCCGTAGCTTATAGTATTTGACGGCATAATTCATGATAGCGGACAGCTGATTATTGATAGTCTTCAGATACGTCTGAGAATAAGGGTTCCCCTTTTCGTCCCTGTAATTAATCATGGCATCTTGCCATCGATGAATTACAATTGGAGTAATGTCACCGATCTTCATATCTTTAAAGAATGGCAGCAGTTTCATATCAATCAGATATTGTTTATTTTCCAGAGTGGTCAGCTTCAGCCGGGAGCTGCAGTCTTGCATATAGTTCTTGATCAGAGCAGAAAACAGGATATCTGGATCCTTTGCGCCTTGTGCCAGAAAGTCACGTTCCCATTCTACAGCGTCTTTTTTGGTAGAGAAACCTCTTTTACATTTATGTTGGCGCTTGCCAAGCCAATCTTCATAGTAAAAATTGGCATACCATTTTGTCTTTCCATCTTTGGTGAAATACTTATAAGCCGGCATCTGAATCCTCCATTATTAAACAAATGTGTCAAACAAATGTAATCAACAAATGTTTGACAAAAATGTTGAATATAGATATAATGTACTTAACAAGAGAGCCGTTGGTCAGCGTACACCTGACCGCCGGATAAAACAATAGCTAAAAATAGCGCCTTATCTTACCAGGACGAGGGCGCTATTTTTTATGCATTAAATTGATAACAAGAGTTACAACTGCACAAAGCATAATTACAAAAGTAAATAAATCACCATATGTAACCATCAGCACCAGCCTCCTTTCACAAAAGTGTCCGGCGGCTGACATAACACCCCAACGGTTCCCCAGTTAAATATACTATTCTGTTTTTTCTTCTTCCATCTTCTCCATCATTCCCAAAAAGATACGTTTTCCCTTCTTGGATAACTGACGGTACCGCAGGATGATATCCTGTTCGTCTTCTGAAGCAATGGCACAGCTGTATTCAGAATTACCCACAAGGTAATCCATAGAGGTGTCGAGGGCTTTTGACAGGCTTGCAGTGGCATCTATTCCAGGAACAGTCTTTCCGGCCAGAATGTCACAGCAGGTTTCCTCTGTCAGCGTTGATTTTTTGATCAGGTCCGGAAGGCTCATCTGCAACTGAGCCAAACGGGCTTTTGTTCTTGCTTGCACTGCGGAAACTTCTTTCGGATCCGCAACAGCATATCTTGAAGTAGTCCGGCCAAGAATGTAATCTGCTGGCACACCGAAGCATGCAGCACTGCGATTAACAAATTCTGTTGACGGGAAAGAGTAACCTCTTTCGACATTCGATACTACTTGGCCAGAAAAACCTATTGCTTTTCCAAGTTCGGACTGACGCAGATTAGCCTCAGCCCGCAATTCTTTTATTCGTTCACCAATTGTCATAAGCAACCTCTAAATTAAGCAACAGTAACAATACCTGTATCAGGATCGATATATATCTGAGAAATAACATCGCCACCGAAAAGCAAAGAGGCATCTTTTTCTTCTCCCTCTAAATATTTATGAGTAACGACATACAATTGTCCTGCAACAATAGAAAGACTGTAAGTTTGATCAAGTTCTTTATTGACAATACCATGTATTTCGTCATCGGATTTAAAATAGTCCTTATAGTAGTTCAAGGCATAGCCTACAATGGGAGTAGTAGTTGAAGTTGTTGCAAGCCGCCATCTGCCAGTTTTGTCATTCGGAACACTGGGATAAAAACAAACCTGAAGTTTTTCGCTTAATTCTGCAGATCCATCATTTTCACCGATTTTACGAATAGCTAACATATTCATTGCACCATAAGAATTATCCGAATTAATATAGTAGCAAGCTTCAACTACATCATCGTTTTTCATAGACGCCAAATAATCAGCGCCGCTAACGCATCCATTTTTTTTCATATCTTCATCATCATAAAAAGTACACCATAATCCATCCAAAACATATTTTTCGTCTCTGGAGTGAAAGTACATATCACAAGTGACATAATCAATAGTCGGCTGGACGTCTACGTTGCGAGCAATTGAAGTAATAATTGCATATTTCCCTGTATAATCTCCTGACTCAATATCTGTGCTCGTGACGGTGGGATATGTCTTTTCCAAGTATTCCCATAGCGCATCTTCATTTGTAAATTTCTGTCCATCTAATTCTAATGAATTTTGCTCCTGTTGCTGAGCTTGAGCGTAAATGAACTGAGCCGGAGATAAAATCAGTGAACAGGCACATAATAGCACAATAACTTTCCTTTTCATGGCCATTCCCCCCTTTTGCTTCGGTACCACTCGAAGCTTATTATTTTGCTTTCTTAAGAGGTTCGGCAGTATCTGTTTCCTGCCGTTTTAAACATTTTATGTACCCCTTCAATTCACCTCGAAATTCCAACTGCGCATCATGCGGAAGTTGGTGAATCAATGCTAACCATTCGGAGTCCTCAGAGAGAATGTTTTGCTTTGAGTTTCTTTCTTTGCCCGTAAGTAAATAGTCGCTAGACACGCCTAAAAATTCACAAATTGGGATTATCATTTTTGCGGGCGGATCAGTCCCTCGGTTCTTCCAGTTGGTCATAGTGCTTGTGTTTATTCCGATAGCCCGACATAAATCAGTGGCTGTCAAAGACTTTTCTTCAAGCAGTGATAAAATACGCTGAGTGATCATACAATTCTCCAAAATCCCAAAATGTGAAAAATATGGTTGACAAATTCACAAATTGGGATTAATATTAAAAATGTAATAAACAAATGTTTAATGCAAAACAAAAAAAGAGAGAGTTACATCGATAAATCGGAGAGCAATGCTTTATTGTTTTCTTCAATCATGGCCGCCACAGCAATGATAAGAGCCTCAGCAGATGCTTCCGACATAACAGTGTTTCCGGCAGGAATACCGTTTCTTAATAATTCAGAAAGAATCCGGCGGTTTTCGTCACCATAACGTTTAAGCCCAATTCTTCTGAGATTATCAATCCAATTATCCATGATAACTCCTTTCTGATTATTTTAATGCAATCGCAAACAAATGTAAACAACAAATGTAATAAACATTTGTTGAAAACGGAGGTGATATTTTGAAGCGAAAACTGTCTCCATGGTGCAAAGAAGTAAAGAAAACCCTAATTGACAGAGATATGTCTGTCACGGAATTATGCGGTGAAGTTGGGATGTGCAGGAACTATGTGACAACCACCATAAATGGAAGAATGTATGCACCTGCACTTGCTGAAAAAATCAGCAAGGCTCTGGATATCGATACAGAGTACACAATTTAATTACCATAACTTGATTATACAGCTTATAGAAGGAGAGAAAAATGTCGAAATTTGCTACGAAAGCAGCGGCTAATATGTTTTGCCAGGCACGATATGAGGCGGCAAAGTCAAATGAGCGTCTGAGCAGCAGAGAAGGCGCTGCGGAAGAAATAGGAATTGATCGTACAAGGCTAGCCAGAATCGAACTTGGGAGCACAATACCATATCAGGAAGAGGTCCTTTTGATGGCTGACTGCTATAAGGCACCAGAATTGAAAGGAAATTATTGCCGGGAGATGTGCCCGCTTGGAAAGAACATGCCGAAGATCGAGAATGCAGGACTGGATAGAATCAGCCTGAGAATGCTTTCTTCTTTAAAGAAGATAAACGAGGCAAAGGAATCACTTCTTGATATTACGGCAGACGGAATTATCTCAGAAGAGGAAAAACCGGAACTAAAAAAAATCATTCAGACATTAGACGAAGTAAATGGGATCACGCAGAATCTGAAAAATTGGATTGAGAGAAATCTGGAATGAGGTGCTTGGTATGAAAAATGCAAACGGTGTAATCAAAAAACTTACATCTGCGGAACGTTCTTACTATACAGCCGCTGAGGTCAGAGAAATGATGGGTGTGAGCAGGGATACGGCATATCGCATGATACGCTCCCTTAGGTCGGACCTGATAGCCGATGGACAGCTTGCCAAGGGGTATCCGTCAGGGAAAATCCCCAAAAAGGCATTTAACAAATTATACATGATTGAATGAAAGGAGTGGATACGATGGCTTTTTATAGAATCTGCCCGGATTGCGGAGCGTATCTGGATCCGGGAGAACAGTGCAGTTGCCACGAAGAATACCTGATCGAAATGGAAAGAAAAGAAAAAGCAACTGCATTTGTTGAAAAGATGGTGAAAGAAGAAAGGAATGGCCAGCTTCGCCTGGCGGTATAGGAGGGAAAGATGTTAACACCAAAAGATCTTGAAAAATATCATCAGGCCGCAGAGCGGATCCTGAATGCAATGGATAACAGCCCGGTGCCGATCAGCTGGCACGAAATGGACAGAATGGCATTGCAGAGCGTTATCGCAAAGGAATTGATTCTCATTGACAAGGAGGCGAGAAGATGAATGTATGCGAAGTGCCGGATGTGTGCAAAAACATGGAATATAAGCTTGTTACAGAAGATTCCAAAACAAGGGTATATCTGTCCCTGGTGCGAGAATTCAATAAGGCAGAGTATGAGAAATACTATCGTGCCAAAAAGAAAGCAAAAATGAAAAAACGAATTATTCTTGCTGCAAAAGTCATGAAATATGTAGTTCCCGTTCTGGTGAGTACAGTGCTTTATAATGCACTGTCCCAGAGACTTTATATCGAAAGAGGAAGCCACGAAATTGGTTCAGAGGCATTTCTGGTTGGAATGATCGGACTTGGCATCTTCTGTTTCCTTAGCTGGTTCGTAGGAGGTGATGAACATTAAAAAGGCCTTGGATAATAAGGGGAAAGCGGAGTGTAGACGGCACCCACGATCCTATCCAAGACCAGTCAGAACTTTAAAAACAGGTTTGAGACCCATTGTTTTTAAGTCAACGTCATTTTATCACAAAAATAGGAGGTTATCAAGTAGATGAAAGAGGTTTTAGGAAGCTTGCCGGAAGTTATAACGGCATACAAAAATTATAACCTGCTGGTGCCGACAGCAACGGATGTGCAACTTAATCCATTCTACAAATTCCATGTAGAAGAGGTTCCGGTTGATCTGGGCGAAAACAGCGGAGACATTTTCAAGGTTGGCTCAGTTAAGACTGGGAAGCAGGATGAGAGAGGAAGGGATATCTGGGAAGATGTGTTTTCCTTATCTAAGCCATTGCTCAACAAAATGGCTATGGCGGCCGGTATCCAGTTCAATCCCAAGGAAACCTATGGCGAACGCATTGACCGCGTTACATACCGTGCACAGGCTCAGGGTGCTATGCGCAAGGCTGACGGAACAGCCAGAACAGAAACTGACCAGAAGGTGATCTGCCTGGAAGATGAAGAAGAGAAGTACCGCATTGAATTCGCGGACAAAGCTGCAAAAGGCATTACTGATGAAAAACAGGCACAGGCAGCTGCGGAAATCTTTTCTGGACAATGGGTGGAATCCAAGAATAAATGGGGGAAGAAATGCCAGGCCTTTGTGGTTGCGAAAGAAGATAGAGACAGATACATTGAACGCTCCGTCATGGTAAACATGGCACTGCTGAAAAAGACCTGGGCTGAAAAGGCTATGACTGGTGCGAAGCTTCGTGTTATAAGAGCTCTGCTTGGCGTAAAAGGTACATACACAAAGGCGGAACTGCTGAAAAATTTCGCTATCCCAACAGTTATCTTTTCACCTGATTTCTCGGATCCACAGGTCAGACAGGCAATGCTGACACAAGGCATGAACTCTGTAAATAATATGTTTGGCACACAACAGATAGCAGTTAAGAGTGTGGATTTCGAATCTGAAAGCACGGTATTTACTCAGGATGATCTGGACAATCCGGCATATGCTTCGGATACAGAAATCGAAAATGACTATCCACCAATGCAGGAGCCGTATGTTGTTCCTGAAGCGGAGCCAGAACCAGAGCCAGATAGATCGGCAGATTTCCAGTGTTCCAGATGTGGTGAGATCATAAATGAAAGAGTTTACGAATATTCAATCAATAAATTCGGAGAGCCACTTTGCATTAAATGTCAGAGAGGAGGCGGACGCAGATGAAAATAATAAAGGTATCAACAGAACTGGAAATGTCCGTACATGAATTTCCAGAAGGAACCATGAGAGAACAGAATAAAGTCTTGTATGGTTTGATCGGGAATGGCTGTGACCTTGTAGAACATGTAATGCCAAAGAGATTATACACAGAACTGAAAATGCCATCCAGCCCTGTTAAAGAACCAGGGAAGTGTGTGAGTATGCTGATCGATGAAGAGGGAAGACTGAAGCCGAACAAAGCAAATCTGATCGGAAGTTATCTTTACGAGTTTGATAAACATGGATGCCCCATTGTTGGAAATATTCTCTTTATCGGAGAAAAGATGGGAGATGATGGCGTTGAATTCTGCGGAATTAGCGAGGAGAACTTTTCACTTTTGGAAACAGAATTAAAGAACATGATCACAGCAATGAAGGCAACAGTAAAGGAGATGAGCAAATGAAAATACTTCATACTGCTGACTGGCATATTGGCCAGTTTAAAGGACCTGTAGTGGACGGAGTAAATCTCCGTTCGCAGGATACAGTAAAATGTTTGGAATATATGGTACAGGTAGCTATAGAAGAGAAACCGGATATCGTTTGTGTATCAGGAGATATCTTTCACCAGGAACAGGTTGGCCCCGTGAGGTATTCAGACGAAATGATTACGGCAACGAACATCATTACATCATTAGCACATTTTTCGAAGTATGTGATCGTGATGCGAGGCACTCCAAATCACGATGGAGCTGCTCAGTTTAGAGTTCTTGAACGGATGCTGCTTAATATTAGAAATGTAGATGTTGTTACAGAACCAGGAGTAATAAAGACTCCATGGGCAGACATTGCCTGCCTGCCGGGATTTGACAAACAGGAGTTCAGAGCAAAATTCCCTGGTTTATCTGCAGACGAAGAAAATCTTGCATGGACGAAATATATTTCAGATATGGTTTTTGCATTGAGAGCAGAGTGTGAAAAGACACCGATTCTCATGGCACATTATACGGTTCCTGGTTGCAACATGGAATCAGGGCAGACTTCCTTCTTCACAAACTTTGAGCCGGTCATTCCAAGAGAAGCTTTAATGGCCGCAAGATATGAGGCGGTGCTTCTTGGCCATATCCATCGCCCGCAAATCATTGAAGGACTTGACAATGTATTCTATTCCGGAGCGATCAATGCAATGAATTTTAATGATGAAGGACAGGATCGTGGATTCTGGATTCATGAATTTAATGAGAAAGGCACTCTGGTAAAAGGACATAAATGCACTACTCCATACAGACAGTTCCACACTATCACCTGGGATCCTGATGAAGCTGGCGACTATATCCGTGAAGGAGCTATGTATCTTCACAGAACAGGCATTTCAGAAGATGTGACGGATAAGATAGTCCGGGTGCGGTATTCCTGCACATCTGAGCAGAAAAAGGCGCTCAACATTCCGCTACTGCAAAAGAACCTGTATGAGCTTGGTGCATTCTATGTGGCAGATATTGAAGCAGAAAGCACCATTGACATCACGAACCGCGGGCTTCTCTCGGAGGAAAGCGACCCAAGGTTGAATCTGAAAAAATGGTTGGAGGAAAAGACATTTAAGAATCCAGACAAAATCGTGGAGCTTGCCGAGCCAATCATAGCAGAAGCCATGAAACAGAGTACCACTGCAGAGATTCACGGTGTGTTTAAGCCGGTATCTATTTCGGTAAGGAATTACAGAAACTACAAGGAAGAAAGTTTTGATTTTTCAGACATTTCATTTTGCACGATCAATGGAGTAAACGGTGCAGGAAAGAGCAGTCTTTTCATGGATGCTATTGTGGATTGCCTGTTTGAAGAAACCCGTGAGGGCGACTGCAAGGCGTGGATCCGAGGTACAGAGGATGCAAGAAGCGGTTCCATAGAATTTATTTTCGACATCGGAGAGAAACGATTCCGGGTAGTCCGCACCAGAACAAAATCCGGAAAACCAACACTGAACTTGTCGCAGTATCAGGAAGAAAGTGCTGACTGGATGAATCTGTCCAAGGAAAGAATCATTGACACACAGGCTGAAATCGAGAAGCTTCTTGGTATGGACAGCATGACATTTCGCAGCTGCGCATTGATCATGCAGGACCAGTATGGATTATTCTTGCAGGCGAAGAAAGATGAACGTATTGCTATCCTTGGAAATCTGCTCGGGCTTGGAATCTATGGAGTAATGGAACTGGATGCCAGAAAGAAGCTTGCGGATGCAAGAAAGGAGCTTGCTTCTAAAAAAGAAGCCGTTCGGATCAAGACTGACTTCATTAAGGCTCAGGGAAATCCAGAGGAAGAACTGGAGACAGTAGAAAAAGATATTCATAAAAAGCAGGAAGAACTTGAAAATCTGGATGAATCCAGAAGAAAACTGCTCGAACGTCAGGAAAAAATATCTGAGGCAGAGAAAGAAAGCGAAAAAGCGAGAAGTGAATTAAAAGAATGCTCCAAGGAATGCAGTGCCATGGAACATGACCTGGAATATTCAAAGCAGACGCTGACAGCGTGCAATAACCTTTTGGAAATGGCGGATGTGATACGGGAAAAAGCAAAACAGCATTCAGAATTATCTTTGCAGCTTTCTGGCGTAGAAAAGGACGTTATTAAATACAAAAATGCCAAAGAGACATTGAACGGTTACACCGAAGAGGCTGACCGTTACCAGAGGATTATTACAAAGAGCAAGCTCAGAAATGAGCAGATAGATTCTCAGATTTCTCTGCTGAGTTCCAACGTTCCGACTGTTCTGGAATACAAACTTGAAGAATTGAATCGCAAAAAAGAGGAACTTGATAGCCAGCAGGAAAAGAGATACCGTGCATCTGTTGCAGATCACGAACTGCAGCAAATCAGATCATCATATTCGCAGCAGATATCAGATGCAAAAAATAAACGTGATTATCACCAGACAAGGCTCAGGGAAATAAAACAGCAGGAAGAATTTATGAAAAATTCCGGATGTCCGGATATCGAAAATGCAAGTTGCCGATTTCTTGCAAAAGCAGTTGATGATGTCAAAAACCTTCCTGTTGAACGGGGCTGCTTGCAGAAGTTTGAAAAAGAAATCGAAACGCTGACATCTGAAATGAACAAGAAGGTAGCGGAGAAACAAAAGAAAATTTGGGAGATCGGATACAATCCAGATCAGCTGAAGTTGTTGCTCATACAGGTGAATGGACTTGCAAAATATGAACGCATAAAGAAAGATGCGGAGCAAAACAAACTCGAAATTGCCCGTTTAGAGGCCGAAAAGGAATCGAACGATAAAAATATAGGGCAGTGCGAGGAGAATCTGCTACAGGTCAAATCAAAGGCCTCTGAGATAACGGAAACAGTTAATAAATTGTCGGAATCAGTTGACAGACAGGAACAGATCAAACAGCAGATGGCTCACCTACAGACTTATGTAGAACAGGAAAAAGAACTTCCTGTTTACGAAGAAAGAAAGCAGCATGTTCTTGAAAGGATTGAGAGCATGGAAAAAGAGATGGAAAAACTTACTGACAGAAAATTCATTCTCTCTTCTCAGCTGACTGGTATGGATACCATGATAGAAAAAATGAAGGAAACATTTTCGACAGATATGGTAGAAGAAACAGACAGGCAGATTCGCAGTAACAAGGAAACTCTTGGAGAACTGCAGATCCAGAAGGGAGTACTCCTTGAACGTCTGGAAAATATCGATACCATGCGAGACGAAATCTCCATGCTGAATAATGGAATTGCTGTAGCTGCCGGCAGAGCGGACTGTTACGAAGCATTAAAGCAGGCTTTTTCACAGGACGGAGTTCCACATCAGATCATCAGGAACATCATTCCTCATATCACAGATACTACGAACAATATTCTTGGCCAGATGACTGGTGGAACGATGGGAGTGGAATTTGTGATGGAGCGCACCGTCAAAGGAAAGGACGGAGACAAGGCAACGCTGGATGTTCTGATCAACGAATATGGCAAGACAACTCTTCCATATGCTTCCAAGAGCGGAGGCGAGAAGGTAAAAGCTTCTCTTGCCGTTATCCTTGCACTGTCCGAGATCAAGGCAACAGCGGCAGGAATACAGCTTGGAATGCTCTTTATTGATGAACCACCATTCCTTGATGATGAGGGCGCACAGGCTTATGTAGATGCCCTTGAGACGATCCGTGATCGGTATTCCGATGTGAAGATTATGGCAATCACTCATGACGATGCCATGAAAGCGAGATTTGGCCAGGCTGTGACAGTAATTAAAACAGATGATGGCTCAAAAGTAATCTACTAAGCGGAGGAACTTATGGCGAAAAGATATTATTGGTTAAAGCTTCCTGACGGATTTTTCCGTCAGAAGGCTATCAAAAAACTTCGGAAGATTGCCGGAGGAGACACCTACACAATTATTTACCTGAAAATGCTTCTTGTGGCGATGAAACAGGATGGAAGACTTTACTTCGAGGGAGTAGAAGCAACATTCTATGACGAGCTTGCCCTGGACCTGGACGAAGAAGTTGAAAATGTAAGAGTGACGGTTATGTTTTTGATTCAGCAGGACCTCATGCAGCTGATTGACGAAACCGAATATTCACTGTCAGAATGCGCTAAAATGACGGGTTCTGAGAGTACAAGCGCAGCTCGTGTAAGGAAATATAGAAGCAAAGAAGCGTTACAATGTAACACTGATGTAACGGGCTGTAACGAAGTGAAACAAATCTGTAACGGAGAGATAGAGAAAGAGAAAGAGATAGAGTTAGATAAAGAGAAAGATAATAAAAACATTAGCTTGGAGCTTAAAGACTCCAAGCAGAACACGTTCATCTCTCTTCCTCTGGTTAAAGGCTCAGGAAATTATGATGTGACATTTAATTATCTCAATTCACTGAGAGAACTGTTTCCGGCATTGGATGTTGAACAGGAGTTTAGATCAATGGCAGCATGGCTTGACAGTCACCCTCGTAATCGTAAGACACCTAGAGGAATCAAGAGATTTATCACTGGTTGGTTAGAACGTTCACAGAATTCAATGCCGGCATCCAGAACACCGCAAGCACCTGTAGCTACAAAGAACATGTCAACGGATCAGTATATGGAGGCAACGTCCGGCTGGTGCGAAGGGATGGGTGATTGAAGTGACACCTCAAGAGTTTGATTTTATCAGAGCTTCAATCAAAAGTGCCTATCCAACATTTAATGTCATGCCAGACCAATACAGCATCAGGATGTGGTACCGCATGCTGGGGGACCTGGACTATAAGCTTTGCGAAACAGCATTGATGGAACTGTTCGCCACTCATACATACCCGCCGCAGATATCTGAGATACGGGAGAAATGTGCAGAATACACAATTCCACACCTCAAAGACCAGGGAGAAGCCTGGGGAGAAGTCCAGAAGGCCATCAGCCAGTATGGATATTATAGGCAGGAAGAAGCACTGGAAAGCCTGACGCCGATAGTCCGAGAAGCGGTAAAACGGCTTGGCTTCCGGGAGATATGTCTTGATGAGAACCAGGATGCTGTCCGAGCACACTTCTTCAAGATATACTCAAGCCTGATCGAGCGCAAGACGAACGATGCAAAGCTTCCTCCGAGTATTCTGGAAGCGAAAAATAAATATATTGCACAGCTTACCACACAAGAAAATGTGGCAATAGAACAACAACACCGGGAACAGATAGCAGAAGAACCAGAACGTGCGACACCAGAGTATATAGATATGTTGATGCGGGAACACGGATTCAAGAGGTGACAGCATGGAGCAGATAGAGAAAATACAGGGAACGGAGAAAGAGTTCATAAAAGTTTTTCAAGAGCTGTGTTACAGCCGGAGTTCATGGCAGGTGTGGGCCGATCTGATGACGGCAATGGCTTGCACACTGGCGAATTCGGTTGATAAGACGGAACCGAGATACACTGCAAGAGAGAAAGAATATGCAGAGTGCATCAAACGCCTTGGCGGGGTAGAGAAGCCGGCCAAATGCTTTGCGATTGTAGTTGAAGCGTTGGAGCGGAATCCAGATCAGGACTTTCTTGGAAAACTGTACATGAGCCTTGAGCTAGGGAACCACTGGAAGGGGCAGTTTTTTACACCATACAATGTCTGTGAATGTATGGCAAGCATAACGATTAATGACAATATGCAGACATTGGAAAAACAGGAATGGATATCTGTCAATGATCCGGCATGTGGAGCAGGAGCAACTCTTGTAGCTGCGGCAAACATATTCCACAGAAAAAAGATAAATTACCAGACACGGGTTTTGTTCACTGCCAATGACATAGACAGGGTAGTTGCTCAGATGTGTTACATACAGCTTTCGCTTCTTGGGTGCGCAGGCTGGGTGGCTGTTGCAAATACGATATCCAATCCGGTGTGCGGAGATCCACTGATGCCGGTTGAAAAGCCAGGACAGGAATTCTGGTACACACCGTTTTATTTCAGGGGAGAATGGAACTGTAGACGGCAGATTCAGATATTTAAAGAAATGTGCGGTTCATGGATAACTCCGATTGAAGAACGCAACCCTGGGAAGATTACTTTTTATTTTGATTTCGAGAAAGGAGATTACAAATGTCAGAACAGTTAAAACAGGAATTTGAAGCTGATACTGACCGTTTAGAGGCGGAAACGGTTGCAGACAGTGAAACAATAGGGGAACAGGAAGAGAAACCGACAGAGGGCAAATTAGAGGACCAGAAAGGCGATGAATCAAAGGAAGAAATTGAAGCGGCAGAAGCTGAAAATGCAAAGCCAGTAAAGCAGAAAGCTAGAGAAAAACTGGAAGCAGAAAAGAAGAAGGCAACACAAAAGAACTTTGCAGAGCCGATCATTACTTACCTGATGAAAAGATGCGAAGAGGATCAGGGGCTTGCTGAGGATGTGATGCAGGAGGGAAAGACCTGGAGCAAGTGCTTTAACTATATTGTTGAACAGGCCAGGAAGCAGTCGAATGGTAGAAGTACAGCAGTTGAAGACCGGGTTGTGTATGAATGGGCCGAGGATTATTACCACAAGTATGAAAAACCGGAAACCGCCAAAAAGGAAAAAAGCAAAAAGCCTGCGACAACAAAAAAGACCGAAGCACCAACTAAAAAAGTTACAGAAACCAAGAAAGATGTCCGGAAAACAAAGGATGATTCCAAGGTTTCTGAAAAGCCAGTGAAAAAAGATGCTGCTTCTAAGCAGCGGAAAGCTGAAAAAACAAGTACCAAAAGCAGCGAACTGTCTGGCCAGATGTCATTGTTCGATCTTCTGTAGGAGGCGACATGGATGAAAAAGAAAGAATTAAAATCCATACCAATCGCAAAGGCAAATATGGAAGCTATACACGATATTGCAGTGGCAGGGAAAGGTAAAAGAGGGGTAATCACAGTTCAGAATGTAAAAAATGGGGCAGAGGAAGTACTGGTACTTAATGTTTATCAGATCAGCGGAAGAAATAAGAGAGACATTTCACTATTATTTCGAGTATTCTGCCAAAAAGAAGATTATATAACCCTTGAAGTGGAATGCAATAAGTGGAGAACGGCAGCGTTGCTCAACTTAGTCTGCAGAGATGCTGGATGGGCTGCTTATTGGTGGAATTATGAACAGCTGGAGTTTCTCACAGCTGCAGATGCAAGGAAAGCGGAGAATGTATATCGTAAATGGCTTGAAGATAAAGAAAATCATACAAATCAAACCGCATTTGAATTACTCCGCAGATATCAGGAAAATATCAAAGCGATCAGACTTGCCAAGAAACATAAAAAAGAAACAGATATTATTGATCTGGAAATGGAGAAGTTTGGAAATCTACCGGATGATTATCAAATTTTTGTTGAAGAAATAGTGTTCAAAGACGAAAACTACATCTTCTACAATACAAAAAAGAAAAGTGCGTTTTGCACCAGTTGTAAGAAAAATTTCATTTTAGAGAACAAACATTTGCGACATAAAACGATAGCTGTTTGGAACAATCGAGACGAAGTGAAACATAACCGGATTGTTAGATGTCCTTACTGCAATAAATATTTGCAGGCGAAAAGTACAGGAATGGGTAGAAGCAGTTTGAAATCGGTTGCCTGGAGCGTGTTGATTCAATCAAAAGGAAAAGATGTGCTTACTCGGTATTTTTGCCATATAAAAGATTTCAGAGCTGATTTCAATAATCCGAAGATAACTTCTTATGAAGACTACAGGACTGTACACAAAAAGGAAGGCTCAACAGATTATATGTGGGGACGATACAAAAATACCGAAATGCGATGGTGTTATTACAAGGACAGGAGCTACGGTTGGTATCCTCCATCAGAAACGGTTTATCCGAGAAATGTTGTCATGTACAACAAGAATCTGCCAGATACATTAACTGGCACCTGCATGCAATATAGCGCACTGGACATTTTTGTTAATAATGTTGCGAATGATCCTCGATATTTTAATACGCCTTGGCTTATCGATAATTACTTCCGTTCATACAGAAAGTATCCATTCATAGAGCAATTACTAAAGGTTGGCTTCTACAGAATGACCAGAGAATTTCTTGAAGATAACAGGGTAAATGCAATAGAATTTAATGCCTCACAAAGAACTGTTCTCGGAACTCTGGGTATAGGAAAAATACAATATAACATGTTGAGAAAGCTTGAAGATCCAGCTATTAGAGACTTAGAAATTCTTAGATATAAGCCTGACCTGAAATGGGAAGAGTTTAATGATTTGAGATACATAAGAGATAATGGACACATTGATATGTATAAAAAATATATCGATCTTATGGCGTATACGACGCTTCATAAAATTATCCGTTATATATCTGAGCAAAAATTAACCACGCGAGATAATGATTATTTTGATTATACTGGTTGGCTCGAGGAAATGGGGTATGATATGCGGAATGAGTTCAATTTGTTTCCGAAGGATTTCCAAAAGATGCATGACAGTATGTCTAAGTTATATATAAAATTTAAGGATGAACAATCGAGGGAAGAAGAAAAGAAATTCAATCTCCTGCTGAAGAAACTAAGAAAGGATACCGTAGATGTTGAAGCAATGAATCTCAATATAGAAGGATTGTTTATAAGACTACCAAAGCGTCTTGAGGAATTAAAAGTAGAGGGAGAAACATTACACCATTGTGTCGGAACATACATGGGAAAGGTTCGAAGAGGGGAAACAATGATTTTCTTTATTCGTAAGAAAGAAGAACCAGACAAACCATATTATACATTGGAATGGCGTGGCAAAGTTATCCAATGCAGAGGATCCCATAATTGCAATATGACATCAGAAGTAAAAGCATTTGTTCAAATATTCCAAGAAAAAATGATGGAGTACGAGAGTAAACCTAAGAGACAAAGAAAGGCGGGATGATAATGGCAAAACAGAGCATTAGAAGTATTCGAAAAGGAAGTGTTCAGTGGAACGAAGAAGACCGATTGCAGATGGTCTCCATGCTGGCAAAAGCAGGATATGCAGTCCAGATTGTCAGAAAAGAAGTTCCCGGAGGCGAAAACAGAAAATCAGCTCAGTACGAATACGTGATTGAGTATGGAGAGAAGGTGGAGTGATGAAATTCATAGCACGAAAACCAGTCGTAAGAACGGAAGTCTACCGGAAATACGGATTCACATATGTGGAGCATAAGCCTTGTTATTGTCCTAGATGCAATCATGTGTTGAATGCGGGGCCGAACTTTCAACCGAAATACTGTAGCGAGTGTGGGCAGAAGATTGACTTCTCAGGAGTGAAGTGGGAAGAAGAAAAAATCCTTGAACATGCAAGAAGGAGGCTGGCCAATGAATAAGAGCGGTATCGAATGGTGCGATCATACATGGAATCCAATTACCGGTTGTCGGCATGGCTGTTCTTACTGCTACGCTGATAAGATGTCGCTCCGTTTTTGCGGAAACATGAAAAGAAATATGGTCCAGACAGACCAATATCGAATGGAGGGAGATCTGTTTGTCCTGGATAAAC